AGTCACTCTCGGACCAAATTTTTCAACCAGACGCCCCATGAAAGCTGCAGAAAGCCCTAGACAAAAGATAGCCAATGAAAAGGCAAAAGAAACTGAAGATTGATCCCAGCCAGTCTGGGCCATAATAGGATTACGATAGATACTCCAAGCATAGGTAGACCCCAACATGAGATGGAGTAAGACACCACACGTTGCTACAAGATAACGATTGGTTGTTTTCACAAAAACCTACTTTCTATTTCTGAACATTGTTCACTTATAAAACACAAAACGTTAGGTTTTTAGTCTATCATGAATATAAACCATGGGCTATAAATATGCTCATCAACTCATTTCCAAATCAATTAGAACTTGTATTCTAGTAAACGTTCGTTTTTAGACATAAAAAGAATCATCCTGATTCAGAATGATTCTCTCTTATAGTGACTTATTTTTAAGAAAGGTGAACACCTTTTTCAACCAAGTCTTCCAATTCAACGAGACGGTCTTCAAAAACTTTGAAGGCAGCATCCAAGTAGTCGGTATTGGTCATATCAACACCAGCTTTCTTGATGACTTCCAAAGGATAGTCTGAGCTTCCCGCCTTAAGGTAAGTAAGGTAAGCTTCCTTATCTTCTTCAGTACCATGAACAATTTTTTCAGCCAAGTAGCTTGCTGCCGCAAACCCTGTAGCGTATTGGTAGACATAGTAATTCATGTAGAAATGCGGAATACGTTCCCACTCAAACTGAATTTCGTAGTTATCTTCAGCTTTGAGATTATAGTATTTCTCATTGAGATCTGCGTAAAGCTTATTCATGAAGTCGGCTGTCAAGATTTGACCAGATGCATCTGCTTCATGGATAGCATGTTCAAACTCTGCAAATTGTGTTTGACGGAAGACAGTTCCCTTGAAACCATCCAAATAGTGGTTAAGAATAGCAAAACGTGTCTTGTCATCTTTGACCTCTTTAAGAAGCGTTTCTGTCAAGATATTTTCATTGGTTGTAGACGCAATTTCCGCCAAGAAGATTGGGTAATCTCCGTAAACATATGGTTGAGTCTGACGTGTGAACGTTGAATGCAAACTATGACCAGTCTCGTGAACCAAGGTAAAGAGATTGTCCAAAGTATCTTGCCAGTTCAAAAGCATGAAAGCATTGGTATCATAGGCACCACCTGAGTAAGCACCTGAACGTTTTCCTTTGTTAGGGTGAACGTCAATCCAACGTTCCGTAAAGGCTGCATGAACCCCTTTACTATACTCTTCACCAAAGATTGCCAAGACTTCTTCTGCTTTCTTGAGGGATTCTTCATAAGTAAGAGCAGTTTCAGTCTCAGAAAGTGGTGTATAGACATCATACATCTTAAGCTCGTCAAGCCCCAAGACCTTCTTACGCAAATCAAGGTAACGATGCAAAAGTGGCAAATGCTTGTTCACTGATTCCAAGAGTGAATCATAAACACTTTCTGGAATAAAGTTAGCTGCAAGTGCTGCATGACGTGCTGAATTATAGTGACGAACTTTGGCTTGGTAATTGTGAACCTTGACAACGCCTTGGAGTGTTTGTGCATAAGTATGTTGGAACTGCTCGTAAGTCCCATACATCGCTTCATAGGCTCCCTTACGAATGTCACGGTCCTTAGATTCCATGAGGGTGATAAAGTTACCATGTGTCAACTCAACCACATCCCCTTGACCATCTGATACCCATGGGAAGAGGATATCAGCATTATCCAAGACATTGAAGGTATCCGTTGGACCGTTGAAGATATCACCTGCTGCTGCCAAGAGCTCCTCAGCTTCTTGAGAAAGAACGTGGTCCTTGTTTGCCAAAAGGCGTTCGAAATAGTGGTCATAAAGTCCAAGACCTGGCTCTTGTTCTTTAAACTCAGCTAATTTCTTATCATCCAAGGCCATAAATTCAGGCTCAAAGTATGCAAAGGCTTCACTCAACTGTGAGTAAAGGTTTGAGGCCTTAGCTTGGTACTCTTGGTAAAGCCCTACTGTTGTGTCTTGGTCATTTTTCATTGACGCATAGACATAGATTTTCTCCAAGCGACGCATAAGGCTCATATAAAGTTCTGTTGCCTCAAGCAAGTTCTTAGCAGAATCTAAGAGATGACCTGCATAAGCACTAGCCTTCTTCAAATCCTGAACAGTGCTTTCATACTCAGTCTCCCAATCTGCATCTGTCGCAAAAATGGTCGTCAAATCCCATGTGTATTTCTCTTCTAAATGAGCACGATTGTCTGACATAATATTCTCCTTAATTGTATCTATTCTTTACTATTTTAGCATAAAAGGTGGGAGGGTAGAGAGTTTGTCGATAAGAAAAATGCCTTTTTCGATAATATTGCATAAAAAGCTTTTCAAAACCTTCAAGTGACTGTCTAATTTGTACAAAACCCTGCTTAGATTCTGGAAATCTCACTTGTGGAAAAAAATCCTGATCAGACAGGCATAACAAATTCATTCCCTTAAGATAGGCTTTTTCCTGCCTTCTCATCCACCTTGGATTTTTCCCAATTAATTCTCGTTGAATCACATGTGAGACCTTCTTTCGCTGAGTTACTTGATAAGTCTCAACCTGCTCTGCTTGATAAGGAAAACGTAAAACTGTCATGAGATTTTCGGTTAACGGCCAAGCCTTAGTTAAATAATAGACTTTCCCAAAAATATCCTCATAGATGAGATACTTAAGTCTAATTTCCTCTTTCTTCCAATCAAGCTCCCACAGGTGAAATCCAATCTTAGCCGTAAAATAGAGAAAGTCCCGCTGTAGGTCTGTTAAACGTCCATTCAACCAGAGTTCCTCACCCAAAAGCCAACGCACTTCGTAACCTGCTTGGTGATAGGCACATGTCCTCTCTCTCAAACGTTGCTGGGATAACCGAGAACACTGAACTTCTAGAGCCAGGGAATCGCCAACAAATAAATCTGCAATTTGCCCCATCTCAGACAAAACCTTTTCAATACTTACTTTTTCACCATGATTAACCAAAGATTTATACAAAGCTGCCTTAAGGGATAAATGTTGGGCCGATTCATTCTCCGAGAAGAACTGACAATCTTGCAAAGACTTATGAGCAAAATGTGGACACATTACCTGGCCATGTTTCAGAAGGACAACTCCCTGGCAACCAGGACAGCTATAGGATTCCTTACGTTGCAAACTGGTTTCTAGAGCTGAAACGAGCTTCCCCTCCTGATTTTTTGCAATTAACATGACTCTCTCCTTTGTGCACTCTCTTACTTATTCGTAAAAGAATTCACAAAATAAAAAAACATCTAGATTACTCTAGATGCGTCCCCCATTCAAACTGAAACTTGCTCCCTGCTGTATGGAAACTTAGGTTTATAGGTGTATTGCTTACCTTGGGATACAAGTGCCGCTCAGTCCATTTGATCTCTTTTCAACAATCTCAATTCTTCAAGGAAAATCCCCCAATTTTCCTAGGAATCAGGATTTTGAAAACAGTTTCTATCCCACATAACCATTAAAAATAGCTAATGTAGCATAGACAGATGCTCTCACAAACATCTGGTCAAATTCCGTCACTGAAGCATCATCCCAATATGCTTATCACCCTTTTGTTCCGCAATCCCAATAAAAGCTTAATCCTTGAGTTGATAATGAGATAAAACAATTTTTAGACTTTTACAAGTTAAAGTCTTTATTTACTAACATTGAACCACCATTTCCCTAGGTGCAGTTCAATACCAACAAACGCAAAATCGTGTTGGTTCAAAATGGTTTCTAGTTAAGAGTATCTTGTGATTGATAGTCAGTCAATCTGAAGAACTTTCCCTCTAGCTTCTTTACGCAGAACGTCGCACTGCTTACAAGATACTATTTTCTAGAAGAGTATTGGCTAAAAATGCCACTCTCAAAACATACCACCTATCAGTCATTAGGTTTAGTCCACCTTCTGATAGGTATATTAGCAGTTACTGCTTTATTTTCTTTCCCTCTTCGCTTTTGACGATTAGTCTCTACCGATTCTGCTGTTTTTGAATCTGTCGTTTGCTCTACACGGATTAAAAATACCGCTAGCTCCCGCTACGATGATGCTGATGTTTTAAATCGATTAATCTAATTTTTTGCTGTTTAAATCTTCTCTTTTTTAAATCATCACAATGAAACATTGGAATTTGATAACTTAGAATTCCAGATTCTAAGCTAGTCCTTTTTGACTAGGGAGTCACCCTGCCAAAAAAACAAACTCTTCCTAACACAATCTATTATACTGTATTATAATTTTTTGTCAATTAATTTATTTCATATTTTTTGAAAATAATTCTTTGGTTTCTTTCGTGTGGATTTTATCGCCTTTATGTTTGCTTGGTCTATGTGTGCCAAGATTTGATTGTCTTAATGCTTCAATATGGCTTTCCGAGAGTTTTCTTCCAGCGAAATATGTATTACCTGACATTCTTTCTTTTAAATTGCTTAAAAACTGTTCGGAATGTTCTCCGAAATGCTGTCCTCCGTCTTTTGTGTTATATCCATACAGAGTATCTTGCGTACTATATTTTTCTATCAACGCTTTTTCGATTTCCATAGCCATATCTTCTTTTAGATTTGATACCAAAACTATGTGTTTTATATTATCCCAACCATATTTTAATATCGCTTCATACATTGCTTTTTGATTGCGATATCCTCCACCGCTACGCCATCTTTTTTTAGGTTCCTGTCTCGTTGCTCCAATATACAGTTTTCCATTTGGGAAAACATGAACATATACCGAATAATTCATATTCTCATTCCTGTTAATTGAACGGAAGTTCTTCGTCAATTCCATCTGGAATACTCATAAAGTCAGTACCTGCCGGATTCGCTCCCATGATAGCTTCTTCCTTCAGATGATCGTCATAGGCTTTCGTGGTGCGCTCTTCTGGGATGTCCGCATCCTTAATTCCTTCAATACTGCGGAACCATGCAAGTTTGTGACGTTTTACTTCTCTGTTGTCGTACCAGTCTTTCTCCAGACGAAAGATGCCACCGATCAGCTTGCCTTTGAACTGCTGCCCGAAGTTATCTCCCCACTTAACAGCAAAGCCCGGATTTGACTTTTCTACGCATGTAATAAATGTTTTAAGATTACGAACGCCATAGTCTACACTCTCGTCAATAACCATATAGTTAGTGCCGGCATTCGGATATTTCTTGTCCGGACGAATGTCATTTTCAAACTGCTTCATAAAGTAACCCGCCTGTTCGTCTCCTTCTGCGAAATCAAACAAGATAACAAGCATATCAAGCCCGCCCTGGGATTTTTTATCTGACACCTGTTTAATCACCATTTTGTGACCGCCAAGCTTAATTGGTTCAAATTCTCCTGCTGCCTGTGTTGTATCGTAATTCTGCGGTTTTAACATTTTGATTCCTCCTTAAAACAAATTATTTTTTTGATGCAATCTGACGGAACAATTTCTGTCTTATCGCAAAATACGATTGTCGTTCCGTTATTGTCTGCTTTTACAATGTTGATAAGTGATGAATTATCCGTATCTCCCATAAATGCCGGGAGATAAAACAAATGATATTCTCTTACGTCTCCATATTTTTCCGACACATAGTGAACGGAATTATTAATCTTTGAAACTATAGAGTTTAAATTTGAGCGGGTTTTTGGTTCAATTTTAATCAAATGCTCAAAAGAGCATTCCCCTTTGTATTCATCAATGATTGTATTTAATTCTATTGCATATTTAAAACAATAGTTAATTACTTCCGCCATCTTCATTTCCTCCTAATTCATAATAATCTCTGATAACCTTGTCAACTTCTGCAAGGTCGTTATCAATAGTTAAACTGTCAAACATCCCGATCGGGGACTTGCTTACTGCTCCCTGACTTGCTTGAGTGACAAATAAATGTTTTCCACTTTCTTCAATGCAACGAAGGACAATAGTAAACATACCTTCGATGCAAACTTTTTCATCCAGAAGCTTACCAATTGTCTTAGGCTTTACTTCTCCAGAATCATCCTTTTCTTCATGCATCATAAGGTAAACAATTTTATTCTGCGGTACTTTTGTTACAATAAACTGGATAAGATTCCAAAAATAGTCTCCAATATCATTGTACAGAGAAAATACTGCATTACCTTTTCCAGCAGAAGCGTGTCCCTTCATGAAATGATTCGTAATAAGATAACCTGCATCATCAATTACGATTGACTCTGCTTTTGATGCAATCAGGCATTTCATTACCTGCTGGTAATCATCTGTAAACCATCCGTCAATCTTTCCTTTGAACGGAAGCGGCTTATTTAATACTCTGATAAGGTTCCAATCGGAATTCTGACAGTTTCTAAGACTAGTACTTTTGCCGGATCCAGATTTTCCAATAATCAATACTGGTGTTGCCATTGTTATTCCTCCTTGTCATAAACCACATGCTTGCTGCCCTCAACGATCAGCAAACTTGCAATATCTTTCATTGATATGGTTGATTCGTTATAAATTTCAACCAGTGCGTTGTATGCTTCCGGTGATACTTTTACAACCGGGTTATCCTTATCGGTTGCCGGCTGCTTCTTCCTTGCCGGAATACGGATTTCAAATTCACTCATTGATACTTTCCTCCTTGTACGATTTCTGAGCCGCTAAAAGCCCATTTAGTGCTTGCGTGTAACTTGCCAATGTCCTCGCCTTGTACTGTTCCTCTATTGGATTATCTGGAACAATAGCAAGCTGAGTGTCAATCAATCTAACAATCTCATTAATGCGCTCTTCCATGTTTACACCGCCTCAAAAAAGCAATACACATCGTCTGAGCCAT